CAGCCCGCACGGCATCGCGGTAGGCCTGCACTTCCTTCTGTGGATCCACCCAGGCCCAGCCGCGCGGGTACCACTGAACGGCCTCGTAGCGCTCTGGCATGGCCTCATAGTCGGGCAGCAATAGCTGACCAGCGCCAACAGCAGCGGCCAGCCACCGCTCGTAGATCGGCTGCAGCAGGTGCTCGATCATGAAGTCCTGGAGCATCCGCCAGTGCTCGCGGTCCTCCAGCAGGCTCAGCCGGCTGCTGCTGTAGTTGCTCTGGCTGAAGTCGCGGCTGATTGTCTCGTAGCTGCAGCCGATCGCAGCGGCGACAGAGCGCAGCATCCCACGCAGGAACGGCTCGAACTGCCCATCAGGCGCGTCGAGCTGCGGCACGTTGACGGTTTCGCCGGGTGCCAGGTACTTGAAGACTCCGGGCTCGAAGCGGCTCACCTGATCGCCGTCGAGCACCTCATCGCCCTGGATCTCGCCCTCGGGTGATTGGATGAAGCCCATCAAGCTGCTGTTGGCCCTGGCCCGGACCACCTCAGCCTCCTCGTAGCCGTCCAGGTGGTGGAGTCGCTTGATGGCGCTGGCCACCCATGGAGCGCCGCGGGTCTGGCCGGGTCGTTCGGACACGAACAGATGGATGATCTCGTCGGCCGGCACCTCGATCACTTCGCCGCCTCGAGCGTTGGCAATGTCGCCCGGATGCGTTGTGCGGAATGCGTAGCTGATCGGCCGGCCCCAGCGGTTGACCTGGACGCCCATGCGCCACTGATTCCCATTGGCATCCTTGCCGTAGCTCTTGCCCTCGTCGCAGTAGTCCGACTCGATGATCTCGATGCCGAGGGGGATCCGGCTGCGCCCGAACGGTTCGGGGATGATCCTCAGGAACACCTCGCCGGATTCGGCCACGGCCATGATCGCCAGCCGCAGGATCTCGGCCATGCTCAGCCGGCCAGCGACGTGGCAGCGGTCAGCCCTGCACCAGGTCTGCCAGGCTGCCTCGACGCGGCGGTTGATCGGCTCGTTCAGCCGGTTGCCGCGCTGCATCCGCACACGGCCCTGCATCCTGATGCCGCGGCCGATGACGTTGGCGCCAATCGCGCGGATGGCCTGACGGGCGTAGGGGGAATCGCGGACGAGCTGACGCGAACGGTTCCGCAGCCGTACCAGGCTGCCGTCAATCTCAGCGTCTGCGCTTGTACTGCTGGTGATCCAGTTGGCAGTCAGCCGGCTGGCCAGTGCGCCCTCATAGGCGCGCCGGCGCTTCGGGGTGTGCGCCTCGGGCATGGATGCGGCTTTGCCGGCGATGCGACCGCCGCGTGCTTTGGTAGCCATCAGAACCTCACGAAGACGTTGCGGGGGTCACCCAGGCCCTGCGCGATCTTCTCCGCTGCTCGCTCACGGGCGACGATGGCTTTCAGCTGCGCCTCGCGCTGCATCAGCAGGCCGAGGTCGTTGCTGGTGTAGCTGCGGTTCCCGATGCTGTATTGCTTCGCGCCCTTGCTGACGATGGCCCTGATGGCAGCCTGAACAGCGTCCAGGTCTTGCTCTGCCTGGCTGCGGCCATCGAATGCCGCGGGGTCGCCGGTGAATGACAGGGACGGCAGCACCTCGGTGGTTCCGCTGCCGGTGACCACCACCACGGCGCCGGACGTGATGCGGCGCTGCCAGTACCAAGTGCCGGCATCCCATCCGGTGGTTGTGGCTGCTGACAGGGACATGTCCCATCCGCCGTCAGATCGAGCAGCGCCGGCAGCGGTTGCGCCCTCGCCCGCGGTGTTCGTGCGGAAGTCAATCTGCAGGGTCCAGCTGGCCGATGTGGCCGGGACGTCGTTGACGGTCGCAGCGGGCTCGATCCACGTCACGGTCGTGCCAGCAATGATTGACGGCGGGACGGTCACAAGATCACCTCCATGGATTGGATGATAGCCATCACCAACCGGTGACAAATCCCGGCCCACTGGGCTCTGATCTGCGCCGTTTCGACTTGGGCTTGGCTTGTCCGGCCTTACGCTCCTCTGCCGCCGCGGTCAGCTGATCCCAAAGTGTCGCCCTGTTGTACCTGCGCTTCACCAGCTCCAAAATCGCCAGGCTGTAGACGGTGAGGTCGAGCGGTTCGTTCCTGGCGCCTGAAGGGTTCTCCCATCCGAGCACCTGGAAGCCCTTGACCATCTTCGGCACGAGTCGCTCACAGGTCAGGCCCTGCATGTACTCCTCCGTCACGTCATTGGGCAGGTGGATGGCGCCAGGGCCGGGGGAGTCGCGCTTGAGTCGCGCATAAATCGTGCGCTTCAGGGTGTCGCCTCCCACCTGATACAGCGTCAGTCCTCGCTTGATCGTCTGCCCTCTGGCGTTGACGTCCACCCTGGAGCCCTTGCCCAGTGCTGGCGCCGCCTTGGTGCTGCTGCCCTTCAGGGCCACCACGCCCTCCCTGGCCCGCTGCCTGCAGTATTCGTAGGCCTCCTGGGTGAAGTGGCCGCCGGTGTCAACGCCGCAGTGCCGGACCGTCAACGTGCCGCCGCCCTCCATCGGCCATTCCGTCTTCCTGATGCTGTCGATCTGCTCCCAAACGTCAGCCTCTGCCGGGCTGCCCTCGATCTTCTGATGCCAGATCCGCCACATTTCCTCACCACGACCAAAGCCCCAGACGGTGGTCTCCAGCCAGGTGTCTTGGGTGTCAACGGCCATCAGCAGTAGGACGACGCCTTCCGGGCAGGTGCCGCTTGAGAACGTCTCAGCCTGTGCCCTGGCCATCAGCCCCTCGGCGTTGATCTTGGCCACGGCCTGATCCTCGTAGGCGTCGGCTGCGCGCTTGTTCACCCAACCCTTCAGCAGCAGTGGGTCATGCTTCGCCCTGAGGAACTCATCACGGATCTGCTCCCAGCTGGTCCAACCAGCCGGGGCATACCAGCCTGGCGCGTGGAAGCCTGCGGTGATGCCATCGCCCTTGGCGGTCGCCTGCCATTGGTGACCGGCCAGCATTGTGGTCTTGTGGTGCTCGCTGACACGTTCTCCACAGGCCGGGCATTGCGCGAACACCTCACCTTCCGGCTTGTCCCATTTCATGTGCTCGCGCCAGCGGAGCACCTCAAGCGATCCGCAGCAGGGCATGAGCACCGCCAGCTGTCGCCGATCTGATCGCGATTCGTATTCGCTGGTGATTCTGCACATGCCACGGGTGCCGGGTGTGCTGGTGATCAGCACCTTCCCCATGGGGAACGTCGACGTCCGAGCCTCGGCGTTCTCGAGCGGGTCGCCCTTGTCGTCTGCCTCGAACGGGTAGGAGCTCACCTCATCAGCCAGCAGGTAGGCCGCAGGCATCGACTGCAGGCCGCTGCCGCTGTTCGCGCCGGTGAGGACAAACAGGCCGCCGCGGAACTCTTTCAGGAACATGGTGTTGCCGCTGTCCCTGGCCCTGGCGGGTGCGATCAAATCAGACAGGACAGGCGTCTCGCGCAGCAGGGGCTCCAGCCGCTGGCGGTTCAGACGCTTGGCCATGTCAAGCGTCGGCTGCACCAGCAGGGTCGGCGCTGGCCATAGGTGGATGATCGCCCCCAACCAGTTCAGGACCACCTCGGTTTTGCCCATCTGGCTGCCGAACATGAGCACGACACGACGCCACGGGCTGGAGGGGCTGAGGCATTGCATCGGCTCCCGCAGGTAGGGGGTGCGATCGGTGCGCCACGGGCCAGGCTCCGCCGAGCCCTTGGTGGACAGGATGCGGTGACGATCGGCCCACTGGTCAACCGTCATCGGATCGGCCGGCATCAGGCCCTCGCTGAATGCCAGATCGTGGAGCTCGAATGCGTCAGCCATCGGCCAGGCTCCTCAACGCTGTACGGATCTCTTCTGTGAGCAGCTGATGCGCTGCCCTGGTGTCGGTCATGCTGATCAGTGTGGGGATCACCCGGTCGGGGATGGCCAGCATGCTGTCCCTGACGGTGCGGGCCTTCTTGAATGCCGCGGCCTTGACGTCAGCAGCAGGCACGAGGTCCCCCTGCATGGTCTGCACCTCAAGCTTCGCTTTCTCCGCCAGGTAGTGCTCGCGCCGACTGCGGCTCTCGTTGAATCCCGGGATCTCGTCGGGGGGCAGCGAGTCAATCTCGCTCTTCAGGTCGTCCGCCTTGCGTTTTGCTGGCGCTGGCTTCTCCGCTGCGGTCTGCTGCCGCGGATCGACGTTATGCAGATACTCCTCGACCAGCGTCTCAGGCCTGACTCTGATGGGCTTGAGCGAAATGCAGCTGTTGGGCAACCTCCCAGCACGACACAGCTTCTCCAGGTTTTGACGGCTGCAGCGCCGACCTGTCTGCGATTGGATCAGGTCGGCCGCCTTGGTGCTGTTGAGCGG